GTTCTTCACCCATACCAAGCCTACCAAATCAAAGCAGGTCTAACTAACACCTTCGCACATGGTGCGCTAAGTGATGTTGGTAACCGCGCTATGACTACTGGTTATGTTGGTACAATCGCAGGTGTAAACATCTACGAAAGTGCTAATGTTGTTGTAGATGCTGAAGGTGATTCTATCGGTGCAGTATTTGCTCCAGAAGCACTTGCTATTGCTATGAAACGTGATTTCAATCTTGAAACACAACGCAATGCTACTCGTCGCGGCACTGACATGGTTGCTACTGCAATCTACGGTGTTGGTGAGTTAGAAGACACTTATGGTGTTAAACTAACTGCAGATGCAACAATCCCAGCCTAATCGGGACTAGCCCCTTACTTCGGTAGGGGGCTTACTTTAAGAGGTTACTATGGCGGTTAATTATAGAGGTGAAAGGTTCCAAGGCTACAATAAGCCAAAGAGAACATCTGGTCATAAGACTAAATCTCATGCTGTATTAGCTAAAGATGGTGACAAAGTAAAGCTGATTAGATTCGGACAACAGGGGGCAGATAACAAGCCACCTAGAAAAAATGAATCAGCGGCAGACAAAGCAAAGCGTAGAGCATTCAAAGCGCGACACGCAAAGAATATAGCCAAAGGCAAAATGTCAGCGGCTTACTGGGCAGATAAGGTGAAGTGGTAATGGCGTATTCTACAGATTCAGATTTACAGGATATAGTTCCTGACATTCTACAGCTAGGCATTGATACATTTAGTGATGAGCATGGTAGGGCTTTCAATGATATCAATAGAAACCTGCGGGTAGATTGGTGGGAAAAAAAAGGTCTGTCTGGTGAGATGGATAACAACAAATTAGTTTCGACACAATTTGCTAGATTGTCTACCTATTTAGTTTTGTGGAAATATGCACTACCACAATTAACTAACTGGGTATCAGATGACAGATTTCTGAAAATGATTGATTTTTACAAAGCTAGGTTTGGCGAAGAATATGATGCCTTGCTTAGAGATGGCATTCAGTATGATGAAAATGATGATGATGTTATAAGCAAAAAAGAAAAGCAGTCAATACATCATGGTAGGCTATCAAGATAATGGAAATCAATCTCGACATTAAAGGTGATTTGGCTAAGTTACAGTTAGGCAAGTCTGATAGTGTCGATGCTATGTTTAAGCGTGCATTATCTCGCACAGCATTGCATGGCAAAAAAATAATCCAAGACCGCATGGATAGCGGTGTTAGTTATAAAGGTGGATTGTTCAAAAAGTATTCTGCAAAGTATTTGAAGTTTAGGAAATCTAAAGGTCGCGGTCAAAAGCCCGATTTGCAGTTCACTAGACAGATGCGTAGTGGCATGACAACTAGCGCAACAAACACAAAGGCTAAGATATTTTTTACAAGACCTGATGATGCTAAAAAAGCATTTAAGAATGAGCAGACAAGACCATTTTTTGGTTTTAGTAATAAAGAGCAAGATGAACTGCGTGACAAATTAATAGAGAATTTAAAATGAGTGTACGCGAAAAAGTAGCACAGAATTTAGTAGATAGTTTGCAGGGCATAACAGACCCTTTAAAAGTAAAGTATGTTACTCGTGAACCATTTGACTTTGAAAAATTATCAAATGCACAATTTCCTGCTATACTTGTTCGCACATCAGATGAAGATAGAAACGACTCGACAGTAGGCGGTACGATTTCACAGCGTATGGCTTCAATTAACTACCAATTGGTATGTTATGTAAAAGGCAAGACGTTAGACACTTTAAGAAATCAAATTGTCGAGGCAGTTGAAGAAAAATTAGACAATGATAGAACGCGTGGTAGCAATGCAATCGATACACAGATTTTAAGCATTGAAACTGACGAAGGTTCTATTGAACCGATTGGCGGTGTAATTATAACGCTTAGAGTGCAATACAGTTATACTCGAGGCACAGTTTAAATATTTAATGAGGCAATAAAATGGCTATAGTAACAGGCAACAGTGGCGTAGTAAAAATGCACACTACAGATGGCAGTGAAGCCGTTGTAGGTCAGGTAAGAGATTTTAGTATTGAAAGCACAACCGATACTGTGGAAAGCAGTGTTATGGGTGACGATGATAGAACATATCTCAAAAGCCTAAACTCACATTCAGTATCAGTTAATTGCTACTGGGATGAAGCAGACACAACTCAGCAATTGCTAGACCCTGCGGCTACAATCTTTTTTGAGATTTATCCAACAGGAACAGGCTCAGGCGAAGAATTTTATTCTGGTTCAGGTATCTTGACTAGCAAATCTATCTCAGCCGCATTTGATGGCATGGTAGAAGCAAGTTTCACTATTCAAGTATCAGGTGCAGTGACAGTAGCTTAATTTAGGGGATTAAAACTATGGGATTAGCAAAACAATTAAGAGACAGACGTACTGTTAGTGCGCGTGAAGTTATAGTAGAAGCATGGGCTGATGAAAAAGGTGTTCCGTTCAAGTTGTGGTGCAGACCACTAACGTGCTACGACTTGAATGTACTCCAAAAGAAACACCCTAATTTTATGTCTAACACAAGCATAGCCGCTATGGTAGATTTAATTGTGATGAAGGCACTTGATGAAAGTGGTGATAGAATTTTTGTAGCCGCTGATGACAAGATAGACCTTATGGGTGAATCTACTGACGTTATATCTGAAATAGCTAACCAGATGTTTGCAGATATTGAGTCAGAGGAAGATTTACTAAAAAACTAAAAACCGATACCCATCGAGTAAATTTAATCTCGTTGGCGTATCGGCTTCACATGACTATCGAACAAATTGAGCGGATTAGTATCACTGAATACAATGAGTGGTGCGCTTATTTCCAATGGTTAAAGGAACAAGAAAAAGATGCGTAAATTTGAAATAGTCCTATCTGCTTTAGATAAAATATCTCCCGCTTTAAATAACATCAATAAGAAAATGAGCAGGCTTAATAAAAGCACGCTCAAGGTTCGTCAGGCATTTAGCAAATTAGCATCTAAAGGTTTTTCAGGATTTAAAAAAATAACTGGTGCAGTTATTAACCTGACTAAAAAAATGGCACTAGCTTCAATTGCCTCAGTTGGTATTTTTGGTCTTATTGTCAGGCAATCATTAAATGCCACAGATGCTCTTGCTAAAACATCAAGGAAGATAGGCACGACAGCAGGTGATTTGGCTAAATTAAGATATGCCGCTGAGTTAACTGGTGTTAGCACACAGACTATGGATATGGCACTACAGCGTTTCACTAGACGAGCCGCTGAAGCCGCCAAAGGTACAGGTGAAGCAAAAGGAGCATTAAAAGAATTAAAAGTTAATGCTGATGATTTGCTTAAATTGCCATTGCCTGAACAGATGACAGTTTTAGCGACAGCATTTGAAGATGTAGAAAAACCTGCTGACAAAGTTAGACTAGCTATGAAGCTGTTTGATTCTGAGGGTGTTGCATTAGTAAACACTCTTGGTCTTGGTGCAGATGCATTAAAAGAAATGATGCAAGAAGCAGAGACTTTAGGCGTTGTTTTAAGCCAAAGAGCTGCTGAGGGTGTAGAGGATACCAATGATTCTATAACGCGCTTAAACACGCTGTTTAAAGGCTTTAAAGACCAAACAGTAGCCGCTTTAGCCCCTGCTATCAAAGAAGTTACTGATGAACTTGTACTATTAGGCAAAGAAGCATCTGGTGGTGATTTTGAAAACTTTGGGCAAGTTTTAGCAGGTCAAATACTAACCTTAGTTCAAAAAGTAATTGGTGCATTTCAAAAGATGTTAAATGCTATCGGTAAGGTAGTGTTTGAAATTAGCAAGATGGTTAATAAGATATTTGGCGATGAAGAAACTGAACGCATCAAAAGCCGAATGTCTGAGTTAGAAAGACAAGCGCATAAACTAGGTTTAAGTTTTAAATTCTCTAAAAATGTATCGGAAGAAAATCAAGCCATATTAGATGAATATGCTAGTTTGCAATCTGATTTAGCAAACATTGAGAAACTTGAATTTGACCCATTCAACTTTGAGCCATTGTTGGAAAAACTCGAAACAGTGAAGGCTAAAATACTAGATGCCACAAACCCGACTAAGGAAGGCGGTGAAGGTGAAGAAGGTGGTAGTGAAGACCCATTAGCTAAAAAACTATCTTCATTTGATAAGTACAATGAATCACTTAGAAAAAAAGGTGAAGACCAAGTAGGTTGGGAAACTAAAACACAGGCTGAGAAAACAAAGCATTTTTTAAGTGAACAATCTAATTTGTTGGCAGGGGCAGGAAAGCACAGCAAAAAATTATTTAAAATACAAAAAGCGGCTTCTGTTGCTAATGCTATCATTAAAACCTACGAAGGTGCTCAGATGGCTATGGGTGCTTATCCACCCCCGATTAACTTTGCAATGGCGGCGGCTACAGTGGCGGCAGGCATGGCTAATGTAGCGGCTATCAAAGCACAGTCTTTTGATGGTGGTGGTTTCACAGGTAATGGTGCAAGAGCAGGCGGGGTAGATGGCAAAGGTGGTTTTAATGCTATACTTCACCCAAACGAAACTGTTATTGACCACACCAAACAAAGCACTGCTAGAGGTACAGAACAGCAAATAATAGTTAACCAAACTATCAATGTTACTACTGGTGTACAATCTACAGTAAGGTCAGAAATACA